TAGGCTTCCCCATGACACCAGTAGGATAATTATGGCAATAGTATATACCATCAACATTAACAGGCTGTTGGTATGGATAAACTTCCCAACCAAATTTTTCAAATTTAAAATCGTCTGTGCTAATTGTACCTTCAAGTTCTGGTATGTCATCTACTGTTCTATCTATCCTATCTTCGTGATTACCAAGTAACATGATTTTTCTTGGTCGTCTTCCTTCAAGACCTTTGTTAAATTTTTCTAATGCATCATGAGCATGATCTATATCTTTCTTATATCGTCTACCTTCAAATTGTTTTTTTCCTTTATCATAACTAGACAGAGAATCCATACTTGCAAAATCTCCCATACATACTATAACATTAGGTTTTAGATCTCGTGCAAGTTTACCTGCCCATAAGAATCTATCATTGCTTGCTTTGGGTGTGCAATGAGGGTCACCCATAACTAAATGTGTTGCCACTAGTTTAACTCCTTATCTCTTTTTTGTTTTAAGAACTCAAGAAAATCAATAACATTTGAATCATCATCAAACTCTGCTACAGAACTAATACTGAGATCTTTGTTTTTCTTTTTGTCATCAGCAAAACCACGAAGACCCCATAAAAAAGTTGAATGAGGGTCAGTAGTTGCCATCTTTATCATGCCTCTAGCTATTGTAGAACATAATTCATATTCTTCGGTAGTCATTTTGGATTTACTATCCATAATAATACCACAAGTAAAACCTTTTTGCCAAGGTGTTACTATAACCTTGACTGAATTTATAAAATTTAATTTTTCTTTATTTGTCATGCCAATATTTATCCATGTTATCTTTATTATATTCTAATACTTTATATTCAAATCCTCTCTTCATACTTTTTCTACCAAATTCATTAGCATCTATTTCTTTATCAAAAATTGTATTAGTAAATAATCTATAATCTTTTTCTTTTTTATCTTTAAATACTACAAAATATAAATGCATATTATATATATTTAAAGAGTCAATGGTGAATAGACCCCTCAAACTATCCACCATCAAACTCTTTAGTTTCCTCCTTTGGATTTGTAACAGAAGTATACCAAACCCATTTAGGATTCTTACCTTTAGATTGCTGTTGTGGTAACAACTGCAATTTATCTCTTCCCCAACAAGGAAGTTTGTATGGGCAGTACGAACATACAAAGCCCAAAACTCTATTACCAGTAGGTTTAGTTCTAAAAGTTTCAGCCACATCATCATAACATTTTTTAAATGGCTTATTTTCTTTTAGAGCTTTAAAATTATCTTTAGCAGATTTTAATGCTTTCTGTTTATATTCTTCTACAGATGCTGGAGTTTCACATACAGTCCATTCACCTGTAGATTTATTAATAGCTATCCAACCACCAAAGTTTTTAGATTGGCTTTCTCCATATAAAAATCCTTGTGATGCATAACCAAATGAATCTTCCTTAACAACTTCACTAAATCCTCCTGCTTCTCCAAATTTTTTTTCAAACGAATATGGTGACGCACTTTTAATATCCCATATTTTTCCATCAATTTCCACATCTTGTCTACCTTCAATTTCATTACTACCAAATTTATATTTAACTTTTTTTTGTTCATTAATAATTTTTACACCTGCAGATTTCATAATTAATATAGCTATTGCTTCTATGATATCACCAAATGTATTTCGCATTTTAACATTGTAAGGTTGTCCTTCACCTTTTATACCCTTTGCTTCCATTTGTAGTTGACAAAGAGGCCTACCAATGTTTGACATTCTTGGTTCAAACTTATCTCTTCTAGGTTCTTCAAATTGTTTTAGTAAGGCGTTTTTACACGCCTCACCAAATTCTTCAACTAATTTGCTATCTAACTTGACAGGATTTTTTGAAGCACTGTCAAGATATTGTTGAACTTTTAAGAGTATAGTATTCATTAAGATGCTAGTATTTCTTCTGGAGAATTATTACTTACATCCTCTACAATTTTAGCATCTACACTATCATTATTATTAGCTGATTTATTTTTAGCTTTATTATAAGCCTCAATAACTTCAACATTTTCAGCATCAATAGACTCTTGAAATACTTTTAATGTTTCCATATCTGTATCAGTTAACTCTAAGTTTTGATCTGTATTCACTCCTATTTCTGGTACATAATAAACATTACCACCTTTTTTCTGCCTCTTAGTATCTAAAGAGAATGAACAGTTAAACATTAACTTTCTTCTTTTCTTTAGTTGATCAAGTGCAGAACTAACTGGAGTAAAAGCTGTACCAGTTACTCTGTATAAAGTAGGTAAATTTTCTACATTATGAGCATGTCCTTGTGCTGTCTTACCATTAGAAAAAGATAATAAACCATATACAAGTTTATAACATCTTATTGTTCTTTGTTGCTCTAACTGTTCTGGTGTTAGAGAAGATCTATCTTTAAATGGAATCTTTCCACATTTAGTTCCACCAAGTATATCCACAGCTTCTTCCTTCCAGCTTTTGAATATAATAGATCTGTTTATATACTCACCTTTCTCAGCATCATAGTGCATATATTGCATTGCACTAATGAATGGTCTAAAGGTTACAGGTTTACTGTAAACGTTTTGACCTACACTAGAATCATAAGTATAGAAGTGACCCACTGGTAATTGATTACCATCGTCATCTTCTGGTGTTCTGTTGATAGCTAATCTAGGTATATTAGTTCCTAAACTAGACCCATCATCTTGTCCTATAGCTTGCATTATTTGCTCATCAGACATCTTATTTATATTTACTAAGTTATTATCAGACATTTGTCCTCCTTTTAAAAATATTGTATAACATATTTTGATTTAAAAATCAAGTAAAAAATAACATTAAAACCAAATATGCCATAAATAATGTGATACATGTTGTCGCACCACAACAAACATACAACCATATATCCTTTAACATATTCTAGTTTCTCCATTTATTATCTTAACTTCTAAACTATCAGCTTTTGCAAAGTATTCCCACTCTGATAAAAACTCATGCTTTTTATTTATATACAATGTGGTTGGATCTATTACACACTGATCTCTTAATTCAGTGTACTCTAGATACGCAGAGTATTCCTCATCAGAATACTCATCCATTGTCTCAAGTGCCTCTATCTCTTTAGCCATTACGCCTCCTCTACCATATCTACTTTTATATTTTCCATACCCATTTGATCTGGCTCATCTTCTCTAGCCTCAAAATATTTATCATCATGAGTTTCAAAAAGAGTTTTAGCCTCTTCTTTTGAGTTGGCTTCTACTATTACACTTTCCCACACATCAGCTGTGTAGTGTACTTTGTATCTTTTAGTCATTTGACCTCCTTCATATTTAACCAATCATACCCTATCTTGAGTTCTGTGTCAAGGGGTACATTGAAGTTTATTTTGTAATACTCTTTAAGAGCAGGTATTACATCTGCTGTGCCCTGGTTAAATATCTTACTCATCACATCTTCTTCTTGCATAAGTTTATATATATTTATACAAGCAAGAGGTACAATATCTGCTGTTGCAAAACCTTGCACAGGATAATTTTTTATTTGTGTGCCATATGTAGATCCACCCCATGGAGTTCTTTCTGCATAGGGAAAAGAATATTCTCTACCAGTTGGTAATTTAATTCTTTTATATCTAATAGCTTCACTTTGTAATTTATCATGCCATAATTTTATATCTTTATATTTTTCTAAAAATTTAGAGTAGTATTTTTTTTCATCTTCTGTTCCAGTAACACCACCATATAAAGGTTTAAATGTGTGAGCCTTTGCATCTTGTCTAGATACTCCAATAATATCTGCTGTATATTGGTGAACATCTATTTTATTTTTTATATCTTCCATACCTTGTTTGTCTTGTGCAAGATAAACTGCAGTTCTAAATTCTAATTGTGCAAAGTCTACTTCAAGTATACTACCTTTATCAAATCTAGATGTAACAACTTTACGAATAGGAAATGTTTTACCTCTAGGTTGATTTTGAAAGTTAGGATCTCTACTAGATAATCTGCCAGTTGCTGTTACTGCTTGCATAAATTTAGGATGTAAAAAACCTTTTTCATTTGTAAAATTTTTTAGTCCTTCTACAAAAGTATTTAGATAAGTATCAATTGCATTATGCCTTACAATAGCATCTATAAATTCTTTAAATTCACCTTCAGCTTCAGAAGCTATTTTACTTAAAGTTATTTTATCAGTTCTAAATCCAGACTCAGCTACATCATAAACTGATCTAGGTCTTTGTCTAAAGCCAGCGTATTTAGCCATCTCTGTATATATATAGCCATCACCATCACAATCAGTACACTTACTATAATTTTTAAAAGGGCTACCATCTTTTTTAATTCTTTTAATAACACCTTTACCTTTACATGTTCTACATTGTTCGGCAACAGTTCTATATATGGGCACTGTATTATTTGTAACTAAATTTCTAAATTGTAATCTAGAATATTGTGGTCTTCTTTTACTCTTACCAGTATTTTTATCTATACCTATATTAAATATTTTACACCATTCTTTTTTATCTTTTGGTTTAATAGAATAGATTAACCAAGATAATTGTTCTGGACTTGATAAATTTATTTTAGTATCTCCCATTTGTTGATAAACAATCTTATCTATCTTTTGTTTTAAATAAGCAAACTCTGCTCTAAATTCTCTTTCAACTTTATTTAAATCTTCTATATTAATATTAATACCATTACGTTCCATATTAGTTAAAACAACTAAAAATTCATTCATCATCTTAGCTGTCATTAATAAATCTTTATTTTTTTCTAATTTAAAATCTGCCATCTGAGAGTCAAACAATTTTCTAGTTATTTGTACATCTATTTTACCATACTCTTCAACAACATCTGCAGGTATGTTTTCAAATGATACACCCCTATCCATCCATTCTTTGATAGCACTATCTTTAGATCCTATCTTTCTTCTACGGCAAGACATCTCAAGTGTTAAACTTTTTCTGATACCTTTATTTAATATATATTCACCTAACATAGTATCATAAACTCTACCACTGTATTTAAAACCTGCTTCAAGCAACCACATTAAATCAAATTTAATATTGTGACCTACAAGTAAATTTGTTTTATCTAGAGTTTCTTGTATTTTATGGAAACATCCTTTATCAATTCTTTCACTGTGATTTGTAAAATAATATTCATCACCCCAAAAAGAATTTAAACCCACACTAACTAATATATTATCTTTATGAAATGGTGATGGGTCATAACCCCCTGTTTCTGTTTTTTGCCAAGATGTTTCTACATCTACTGTTGTAATCATACTTCGTACCTACTTATAGTTCTTCTAATGGTACACACAGGCTCACCATGATAACCATTTATTTTATTTTTACTTATGCATAATGTTCTTATTTTATTTTCTAAATCACTGTTAGAGTTTC